ATCGAGCCGATGATGGCGTCTTCGTACTCGCCGATGGCGTCGTCCTCCACGTCGTCGCTCTCCGCCGCGCATCCAACCGTCGTCAGGCCGAGCGCCAGGAGAACCGGGCCGGGAGGCTAAGCCTCCGGGAACATCCGGCTACCTTTCGGTAGCCGGAACCCACTTCTTCTTGATGCGAGCGGAAGAAGGACGCCCAGAATGGCTAAGGTGCCTCTGGAAGACTGGATCACTCCAGCCTCCCGGTAAGGTTTTCCTTAGAGCCCATACGCCATCTACCGCGTTAGCGGGGATGGGCCGCATCACTACATGCGCCTTGACTACGGGCACGTGCAGTGTAGGATGGTTACTCACCAGGGGTTGACCCCCCAGCAGGATCCATCCAAGGGCTGATGAGTTAGGCCCGACTTCCGAAAGGCGCTCCCTTAAGGCGCGCTCAACGGTTTGCCGAGCAAACTCTGCGGTCGACAGAAACCCACGCTGTTCCAATGCGTTGGCGAAAGCGACCCATGAGACTATCTCATCCACATCCTGCCTACGTGTAGGAGCGACATGCTTCAAGCGGACGGGAGTAACCTCCCGCCCGCCGAAGTAGTCCCCACCGCAAGACTCCCTGAACCTTCCGGTCCAGAAAGACTTTTTGGTGTTGACCTTGAGGCCAAACGCCTCGAGGGCTCTTACTACGTAGGTGACACTATCTGCGGGAACGATTATGTCGTCTCCGTAGACGCGCACAGATCCGCGGTAGGCAGAAATGTCTGCCGCAGAAAGCTTGCGTGCGACTGCGTCCTGCAACCCAAGAAAGACAATGGTGGTAAACACCATGGCCTCGATCGGGAAGCAGAGAGCGGACCCCATAGACGCGAACTTACTCAACGTGGCGCTCCGCCCGTCGGGTAGTATCGCCCATTCGCTCCGGCAAGCCTGTACCGCCTCCGAAAAGGTGGGATAGGGCTTGGTCATCCGAAGCACAAGCGAGTTCAAGACACGGTCACTAGCTTCTTTAAGATCTAGAGTGGCTAGAGATCCGTCAATTGAGCCCCTACAGGCCATGAACCGGTTAGGTTCTTGGTCCGTAAAGCCGATGAAATCTCGGGAGCTAGTCCTGCTCTCGAGTGACGGCACGAGTTGCTGCATAATTGCCTGCTGCGCATATTGCATCGCAGTTGGCTCTATAGC